CCGTCACTTCATGCGCTACCTCATCGTTATCGCAAGATAGCGCGGGGATGTCGCTTGCAAGGCCGTATATGATGACTGGATAGGTTCCGGCATCCACGCTCCACCCGTGATAGATAGAGCTTGCGCCCTTTGCAAGCAGGGATGAGATAGATTTGGTTTTGAGTGCGCTATATACGTCTTTCAGAACGTCCATCTACTCACCTTCCTTTGCTGATTGCGTTATGAATCGCGTTCGCAATCTTGTCATGTACGGCTTTACGATTGGCATCCATCGCGGGATAGAGAAATGGCCTGTCAATACGCGGCGAAAATTCGACGTACTGTCCATAAGCCGTTCCTTTTTCGTCTCGCGCATTGGCCGAAATCTCGTAAACCGCGCCGCCGTTCTTGCGCTTTGCCTTGATGGAATCTTTGAGCGCGCCAACATCTAAGCCGCGCCGCTGAATCTCTTTCGAGTTTGCCGCTACGGGGCAGCGGCTTTTCGCGTCGTTGACGATGATTTCTGCGCCCTCTGCGAGTGCTTTTTTCGCGGCGGCTTCGACTTCCAGTCCGTACTCTCTGATACGTTCGACGGCTTCGCGATTGACTGTCACACGGCCGCGTGTGAAGTTCCCACGGTGTTTAGATTGCAGATTCATCTTCAATCAGCTCCTTACATTCGAGCACCGTCCATACATGGCGGCTTTCCGCGTCATACGGCGGCGCTGTCATCGTAAGGATTTTCCCGCGCCATGAGACTGTATCAGTCGGTTTGATGTCCGTCCTGTACCGCACGACTATCCGATAGTTGACCTGATTGACGGTTTCAGAGTAGCCGTCGCGGATAATTGAGCCGCTAGGAAGTACCTTCGCCCAACACGACGCGACTACGGCGGGCGCGCCGCGTATGACGTTGCCGTAAGCATCGCGGGTTTGTGTTGCCCGCATGATGTCGACGCGCTCCCGCAAATCATCAATTGACGTTTGCATGAGCGTCCCTGCCGTAATCATTGCGTCATCCTCCTTCTTCTGGATGGTTTTGCAGCTGAGTTATCATTGACCTCACGATATACGGCAATGACTGCCTGTTGTCGTTCCTTGCATCGCGGTTTGTGTACATCTCTGTAATGAGTGCATACATTACGACGTCTGCGAGAGCGGCGAACTTGCTGTCATTGCCATATCGTGTGTCAAAATCGTCTACGGCTGCGTTTAGGTGGGCGCGGGCGGCATCTATGCAAGATGTAATCAAGCTATCATCATAGTCGGCATCTACCCGAAGGTAGGTCTTTGCTGATTCAAGCGTGATTGCCATGATATACGCCGCCTTTCGTTATGCCGTTGCCGAGATAGAGAGCGAAACGACGGCATCCGCGTCATCCTTGACCACGCCGAAACGCTCAACCGCGCGGACGTAGGTCGCGTACTTTGTGAAGCCCGCCTCCTGCGAAACGGCAACCTCAACGCCCTTGCGCTGGAAGAATGCGAGCATATCGGAGAAACTGCCGATATAGAACGGAATCGCGCTCTTTGCCGTCAGCAGCGCATTGCTGACTACAACAATCTCGCGGCCGCGGAAAATGTACTTCGTCGGGTCCGCGAGGGACTGCGTGAGCAGCGGGCGTCCCTGCGAATCAGTCAGCTCATCGAGATACTCAATGCCATCCTGATTGGTGAGGATTTTCGCGCCTGCGCTGATTGCCGGGTCAAGCGTGACGTTGAGCGCCTTCGTAATGCCCTTCCAGTCCTTGATGGTCGTTGCGGAGAGTTTGGAAAGAATGTCGAGAATCTTTTCATTCTCCGTATTGACGGACTTGCGAGCGAATCGCTGACCGATGAGGGCCATCAGGTCGATGTCGGCATCCTGAAGCAGCTGATTGGAAACCGGGATGATGTCACCGTAGTCCGCGATGCTGTAGGAAATCTGACCGAAGTCGAGGTCTTCCTGATTGATTTCCGTCAGCTCATCGAACTGCACGAGCTTGCCCGTCTCCTTACCGATAGTCGGCATTTTGCCGGACGTGCTGTTTGCCGTCTGCACGTTGCAGAGGGATTTCAGCTCGTAATACTGGCGGCGGTACTCGCGGAGGGTTGCCAACTGCTCCTCAGGAACGAGATAGCCGCCCTTGCTCGGCGTTGCGCCGACCTGTCCCGGCGTGCCGACCGCATCGAAAACGCCATGCTGCTTGAGTGCCTGCGTTTCGTCATCCGTAAGCTGTGCGCCGCCCTTGACGATGTCACCGAAAACGAGCTTGTTAAACGCGCGGTTCACGAGCTTCTTTTCGTCAACGGCGCTCGCGCTCTGCTTCATGGCCGGAATCATGCCGCCGATCTGGAAGTCCTCGAGGTCTGCATCCTCGATAGCCTTTGCGGTCTTGTAGTCGCGCACGGCATCTTTGAGCTCCTTCGCGACCTTTGCCGCGTCATCATACTGCTCCTGCGCCTCCAAGTTCTGTACCTTCGATTTGAGGTCTTCGATTGTCTTTTTGAGTTCGTCGGTCTGCTTCATGCTAGTGCCTCCTCTGCTTCAATGAGCGCCATATCAATCTTCAAGCGCTCGCACTTGTTTTCCTTATCATCAACGCGGTTTTTCACCGTGTCGTTAGCGTCCTTCAAGGTGATGTTTTTCGGCATGTGGTCGAGTGGCGTTTCACCTTTCACGCAAGCAACCATATCAAGCGGCTGCATGACCTCTACGTCAAAAAAGAGTGCAGCTTCATCGCCTGTAAGCCACGTCCCATCATTGACCATGTCCGTGATGTCTTGCGCCGTGACATCATCGCGAGCGGCTTCCTGATATACGCTTTCGATGCCATTCTGAATAACATCGAGCATTTCGGCGGTTTTGCGCATATCATCCGACGTTCCCTTCGCCGCCGCAGACGGCTTGTGTATCATGAGATACGCATTGGCCGGAATCTTTCGAGCCTGACAAGCGAAAAAGATTTCCGTCGCGATGGAACAACACCACCCGTCAACGACCGCCGTTGTCTTGCCATCGTGGCGTTTGAGAAAGTTAGCCATCGCTACACCTGCGGATACGTTGCCGCCCGGCGAATTGATGTAAACCGTGAGGTCTTTTCCTTTCAATCCGTCAAGCTGCTTTTTCAAGTCAGCGGGCCATGCGTAATTCTTGCCATCGTCAAACATCTGCGCGAAGGCCGCATCTTTGTTGTCAATGATTTCGCCGTTGATGTAGATTTCGGCGGCATTGCTTTCGGCTTTGTTTTCGATTTTCAGCATAATTTATCACCTCGCTCCTGTCTTACTTTATCTTTACACCTGTCTCAAGATTTCTTTCACGGTTCTTGACCGTCATTGTTGTTTTTCGCGCCGTCCTGATATGCTTTGCCGATGTCCTCGAGCCTGACGTAGGCACCGTTAATCATGTGGACATCGCCGCCATTCGTCGGCGGGCGGTCAAGCAAAGAAAGCGCATCATTAGGCGAATAGATGCCCGCCTGGACAAGTTTCTGAATAACGTCGGCCTGCTGTGTTGGGTCGCCGCGCAGGATGACGGCAACGTTAAACTTGAACTGCATCCCTGCATCCTGCTCTTTCACAGTCAAGAGCTTTCTGTTTAGCTCTTGCTCGTAAAGCGTGACGTTGTAAAGCAGGGTATTGACGTAAAAACTCAAGTTCTGCGCCGCGCTGTTCGCGTAGCTGCTCTTTGAGTAGTCGTTGAGGTGGTTAGGTTCAACGCCAAAAGCCGCCGCAATTTTGAGCGCGTTGTATTTCGTCAGCTCGTAAAACTGCGAATCTGTAAGCTTGAGGTCAAGCGTCTGGATGTCTGTTCCGACTGGGAGCGAGATAAGCCGCCGCCCGTTCTCGCGGGCCTGTTGCTCGATGTTGTCAAGCAATACGCGCTGTCTCTCTTTGCTGAGTTCGCCGACATACTTGACTACCGCGTTTGCCGTCAATCCTTTCTGATAGAGATTGTTCAGAAACTCCTGCGCGGCTTTGTTGCCCGTCATATTCGTCGCGAGGATTTCCCTGACGGATTTGCCCGCAAGGCCGTTCCGCTCCGTTATCCACGATGTGACGTGAAGCATGTCATCCGGGTTAATCCAATAAGATTTGCCCGTTGACGTGTCCGTGTAGTAGTAATAATACTTGCGGCTCGAAAACATATCCGTATTGTTGAGCCAAATCTGCACGGCGCGAGGGTCGAGCGCGTAAAGTCCTTCAAGTCTGCCGCGTACATCGCGTTGAATGTATGCGTAAGCGTTGCCGTAGTGGTTGCGGCAATATTCGAGATAGGTAAAAAACTTAATGGGCGTTGTCGCGGAGTTCGGCTGAATCGACAATACCCTATTTGTCTCATGTCCCTTGACGCGATTCTTATCGGCGTCCATGAGGTAGACAGGCATTTTACCGATAGATTCCGAAAGCGTTTTGAGACAGGTGAAATATGTGATTTCCGACAGGTCTGAGGCTGTCGGTGAAAGTCCCGCAAAGTCGCGCCATGCGGACATGGTTGTGATAGGCTGACCGTTGCCCGTAATCGCGTTCTTCACTTTCGCCGCCGTGCTTGCGATGGTTTTAAAATTCACTCTTTACCACCCTCCTTCTTCTTTGGTTTCGTTGCGTCTAGCCAATCATCGAGCGCGTCATTTGTATTGATAGTGCCCTGCTTGTGCATTGTCCATAGCTTCCATGCGTCTATGATTGCGTCGCATGGGTCGATACGGTTTTTCTGCGTCATCTTGTCAATCTTGATTTCTCCAAAGCTGTTAGGCTCCGAAATAATCGCGTTGACCATGCTCCACGTCAAGAGCGCGTTCCGCTTGTCGTAGCGGACTTGTCCCGCTTTGACGGAGAGCTGAAAGTCTTTCGTCGCGTCATTGAGTGACCGCGCCGATTGCTTTACCTCCGTAATGTCACAGTCCAGGATAAGTTCAAGGTCTGACAAAAACGCCCCTGCATTGTGTGCGTCATATCCTGCCGAGATAATCTTTATCCCGTATTCCTGCATGATCGCGCGGAGGTCGTGCGTGATGAAATGATAATCTGTTTTGATACCATACATCCCAGACGTCGCGGTAACGAGCCCTTTTTCTTTCCACAGGCCGTAAGGTACGTCATCTGTACGGATATGCTCCGCAAGCCGCAAGGCGGGGATATACGATTTTGACCAGATGTAGACTTTTTCATCGTCAAGCGGGAAAAGCAGCGCGATGGAGGTCAAGTCTCCGCCACTTGAAAGGTCGATACCTAGGATTGCCTGACGCCCTCGCATATCCGCAAGCGTCATGTCGCAGCCGCACTCTGTCCATTTCTTCGCGTCGATAAACGCGCCGCCCGTGTAGGTACACCACCTGTTGAGCGATTTCGTGAGAAAGTTTATCAGGTCATCGCCCTGTTTTTCTTTCGCGTCAATGGCCTTTTCTGCCATGCGTGCGAGCATTTCGTCGTTGAGTGTGTTGTCAACGTTCCAAAGGTGAAGCGGGTTTGCCTTCGCCCAGTTCTTAGGCTCCCAGATGTCATCATCTTCATCCATCTCAGCGATAAAAATAAACAGGGAATCTTTCTCAATCGCGCCCGCAAGCACTTTTTTGCAAAATTGATATTGCTCGTAGCACGGCGCATTGAGATTGAAGCCCGCCGTTGTGATGGCAAGCGTCAACGCATTGTCAACGGTAATCTGTCCGTCAAGCATGAGTTTATACATCTGGTCGGTCTGGTGCGCATGGTATTCATCAACTACGGCGAGAATCGACCGAAAGCCATCTGCTGATTTCGTATCGCGACCGATGGCCTTGATTGTCGTTCCCGTTACCTTGCTGACTATCGTATGCTCGTATTCCTTCACCTTGTAAAGTTCCGCGAGTTCCGCGTCGGATTTGATAAACTTGTTGACCTCGCCCCAGACAATGTTTGCCTGGTCTTGCTTTGTCGCGGTGCAGAACACACGCCCCATCTCATAGCCGCTGAACGTCGCGAAGTCGTTGCAAAGTTCGCCCGCTATGAATGATTTGCCGTTCTGTCTGCCTACTTGTATATAGGCTTCGCGATACCGTCTGATATTCGACCGCTTTTTCCTCCATCCAAAAATGTTGCCTAGGATGAAGTTCTGAAAACCGCGCGTAACGAGCGGCTTTCTCTGTTCACCTTCGCCGATTGTGAGAGTATTGGCGATGTCGATATGTTTTTCAGCGGCCGCGACATCGAAAATATACGGAAAGTCTTTTCGTTCCATATCGTCAAGGTGGCGCTTGCACGCTTGATATTCTGCATGTCCGCACAACTTGCCGCCGCTAACGATGAGCCGCGCGTATTCCGTTGTACGGTCTTGCATTTATCTCACCCCTTAGACGTATTTCAGGAACTTATTGACCTTCTTTTCTTCTTTCGTCGGCACGATGAGCTTGAGCCTGTCAGTCGTTGCAAGGCCGAGTTTTGTACTCATCTTCGCGATGAGTTCAGCTGCTTTGACCTGCACGTTCACCGCCGGATTCATCATCCTGCCACTCTTGCCCGTAATAACTGCGCCGTCCTTCTGGATGGCAAGGCTTGCTTTCGTGTAGCGGTCAAATTGGTCGGCGTAAATTGCAAGCGCTGCAACATCGAGATTATCGAGCAAGTCGATTTTCGCCGCTTCATCAACTACGCGGTTATACTCTAGCGCAGCCTCATCCGATAGCCATTCCGGCGCACCGCGCTCCAGTGTCTTGCGGTCTATCTTGAGGTCTTTTTCCTGTTGCTCCCGTGACGCGCGGGACGCTTTGGAAATCTTCCCCGTAGATATACCGACTACTTTTCTAGGTCTTGCCATGCTTTTCACCTCCCGTTCGCCTGTGTCCTGTGCTAGTGTACTTTTTCGTAAAATGTCCATCATTAAAAGTTTTTAGCGTTTTTGCGAGAAAAAACAGGGGCGCGTTACATCAGAACCTTCCCTAAAACTTTCTCAGCCCTCCCCTAGGGTGCTTCTATTCGCTCGTGAGTGGTTTTATATGCGTCAACTTCTAAATCCTCTCAGAAACGAATCTGCGCGCTTGTCTCAGTTCATGAATCATCTTCACTTTGTCCGCTTTGCTATGTGAGTAGGTTGCGTGAACCATCTCATGCGTAGCGTGTGACAAGTAGATAAGATTATCCGCGTCTAGCTTCAAGTCATTCGCGTCATGGACTGGAACGATGTGATGTGCTGCGTTGCCCGGTATGACTTTTCCCGTCTTGTAAAAGACGTATTCATCCATACCGCAAGCCCGCGCCTTGACGTACTGCCGCAAGTAGTTCCACGCTTTAGATGAGTAGAACTTCGTATCGGCTTTACGTCTGTCTTTGTTGTACTCTTTGTGTCTGCAAGTATGCTTTTCATCCTGACGGATTGATTTACCACAACACGGGCATATCTTCATGAGCATACCTTTAGCCTCCTGTCATTCCTCCCGTCATCCGTAACAGTGATAGAAATTATCGAACTAAGTGAAACTCTGTATCTTGCGGTGTAAATATACCCGCACTAGCCGGGCCCATCTAAGTTCCCTTCGTCAAGCTAGCACTTTCCGCCCACCTTGAGACGTACTCCCTCTGACAGTATATCCGTTGCCGTTTGATACTTTGAGTTTTACCACCTTGTCCATATTTCTTTTCACATAGTACAAAGCAGACAACCTTATCAGCTACCTGCCTTTGTACCGGAGGATTCCAAGAAAGAACGTGAAAGCTATCTGCAAGCTGGAAAAGAGGAAAGAGCTTGCGAGGTTTTCCCTCACAAGCTCATTATGTCGTAGACGTGTAGCACTGTCGTATGGACGTGCTATTCTTTTTCTTCTACGTCTTTGTTAATCGCCGTCATGACTTTGCGAATATCGCATTTAAATTCATCGTTGACCGTTTCAACCAACATATCGACAGGCGTTTTGCATTTGCTTTCAATTAGCGCGATGTTATGCTCCAATGTCCGACGATAGAGCTTCATGCACCGCTCAAGTCCGAACCCGTAGACATCGTGTAACGCGAGCATGTTCAGTAAAAACTCATACTCGATTACCTGCTGTCTCAGGTCTTGCTCCATGAGCGGCCTTGCCCGCGCAAGCAGCGCTGCCGCCGTGTTGGCGTTCTTCCAGATTTTATTCCGTGCCGCTTCATCTGCGACCTGTACGCGGCTTTTATGCTCCATGTTCTTACGGGCGGCTTTTCTTGCGAATCCCATGTCAATCACTCCTTTCAGTGTCCAGGGCTTCCAGTTCGATGTAAATCCCTTCAACGTCGCGGCTGTAAAACTTTTCGACGAGTTCGCGACACACTTGCGCGTCATCATGCCAGTATCCGAGTTTCGTCATGCAGTCTTTGACGAGCTTGATCATGTTGTCTGTATCAGGCTTTGTAGTTTTCCATCTGTACGCGCTTGCCATCCGCTCGTCGCAGAATACAAATTTTACCGTGAGCGAAATCGCTCCTTCCAGTTTAGCGGCCGGAACATACTTGCCTAAGTAGGCAAGATATTTCTGCCGAGCGTCCTTTACGTTCGTCGGCTCATAAAAGCACGGCTTGCCATGTATCACCCTGACTTGCTTTTCCTGGTGTGTCGCTGTTGGAATTTTCATCGGAATGAAAAAATGCACCATTGAGAACATTTCTCCTTTCTCTTTTTCATCGCTGATTTTTTGTCGGTTTTTGGTTGAAATGGGTAGTTATCTTTTTTCCCGTCAAGGGGAGGGGCAGTCAAGCCCCCTCCCCTAGGGATAAAAAGTAACGTCCATCCATTTCAAACCTGTTACTTTTTGTTACTGTTACTGTTATGTATATATAGACAAAAAAGTAACAGTAACATTTGATTAGAACTCTCTAATTTTCAGAATCTTCTACCGGAAAAATATTACCCTCCTTAATCTCAAATTCTCCAGTCTTGAGAATCCTTTTTCTGATACCGAGCCGCTTGAGCTTCTTTCCGAAAAACTCTTCTGAACGCTCTACGAAATCATTCACAGTCACAGGCTCATCTTTTTCGGCCTGTAAAACTTCATAGGCATCAATGATTTCCTGCCGCTCGCGCTCGGCTTTTTCCTTTTTCGCGCTGCCGTCGCTCTTGTCCCTCTGGTGGAAGGTCTTGCCATTGATTTCAACATCTGGGCGAATGTCCTTCAAGACACCTTCGCGGTCGAGCGTATGAATCGGCCACCTGAAATAGATGTCCTTATCATCCGGCTTTTCAAATTCTCGCAAAGTACACGATACGCGCCATGCAGTCGTATGCTTCGCGGCGGAATCTGTCTGCGCCGTGATACGTCCGACCTCTTCCATCTGCGCCGCGTCAAGCTTTGCGCGTGCGTATTCCATCATCTGATACTCTGACAGTAAATCATCCGGGCCTACGTCGCTACGCCATCCTGCTTTATGACTATCAAGATAGTCCGCAATAGCCGCGCAAGCATATTTAT